GCCAGGCGGCGCCAATCTCGAAGGGGTGCGTGAACTTCGCATCGACGCCGAGCTTGCGCAGCGCGACCGACAGGGCAATGGCTGGCGCAGGACTCTCGGGTGGCTCTTCCCGGGGAGGCATCGGCGCAGCGCGCGGGTTGTCCGGTTCGTCAGGCTGGTCATCGACGACGACAGCGGCGGCGGCAGCCGGCGCGCCTGCGCTGTTGTCGTTGTCTTTCTTCTGTTCTTCTCTACTCTTCTCTTCTCTAGGCGTGACTTGGTGTGACGCGGCGTGACGTGGAGTGACACCAGCATCAGCACCAGTGTTTGCACTGTCACGCTCGCGCTGTGCACGTTTGCGCTCGGCGGCGGTGGTGTCCACGCGCTCGCGCTTCGGCTGGCGCTCTTCCCAGCGCGTGACCCGGCCACCGTCGACCAGGGCGCGGCCCTGCATCGCTTCGAGGATGCGCGCCGTGGTGCCGTCGTCTGCGCCCAGCAGGAAGTCGGTTGCCTCGCAGTCGATCGCGCCGAACACGCCCCGCTCCGCGCTCGCGCTGGCCTGCTCCAGGATCAGCGCCCACACGGCGATCACGTCGCCAACGCGCGCGGCCGCCTTCCTGGCCACCAGGCCGAACTTGGGATCATTCACGCTGCCGTGGTGCCAGCGGAACCAGTCGATACCGTTGGCCATCAGTGCGCCCCTTCGATGATCGAGAGCTGGCGCGTGTCGACCGGCTTGGCCACGTAGATGAACCCGCGTTCGCAGTGCGCCAGCTCGACGCGCTGGGCGGCCTGGCACGCACGTTCGCAGATGTGATCGGGCTGGCCATCGAACCGGCAGCCACGGCAGCTCTTAGCTGGACGTGTAGTGAATTGCATGGACTCGGGCGCCAAGAGCTCCCCCTTTCGTCCGAGCCATTTGTGGATGCTGACGAGGCGTGTCATGGCTTGGCTTTCACGATCTCGGCTTGTGGCTTGAGCAAGCTGGCGCGCGCGGCCTGGTCATAGCCTTCCAGCCAGTGCGGCAGTCCTTTGGACTCAGGGTCGAGGTGGTGCGCATCGCGGTCGGCGCCGCGGTAGAAGGCCTCCATGCCGCGGTTGAAGTAGCCGGCGCAGGAAATAATCTGGTCAATCATGGGTGTTCCTTTGTTGCTGTGGCGCCGGCGCGCCGAACAGCGCAGCGACGAGCGGATCGCGCTCGATGCCTACCGGCGATGCTTTTGCGTTGATGACCACGCGCTCGTCGAAGCGGCGGTGCCGGCGGGTCTTGGGTGATGGGCGCGGCACGAAGATTGGGATCCCGTCGCAGGTCGCTGCAGGCGCTTCGGGGGCGGCCGGCTCCGGCATCTGCACCAGCTTCCACAGGAGAACCTTGCCGCCGGTTGGGTTGTTCGGGCCCGGTTCGCTGGTGACCACACCCAGTTTGCGGAGGTAGTTCAGGCGCGTCGACACCGCCGGGTACTCGACGCTCAGGCGTGCGCAGATCTCGGACGTCCGCTCCAGGCCGTCGCGGAGACAGTCCAGAATCAAGGCCCGCATCGCGGCGCCGCGCGGATGATCGGGTGGCATCGTCATTTGTCGGCCATCCCGTTCAGGCGCGCCAGCAGTTCCATCATCGGGCGGATCGACACGTAGATCGCCTTCTCGATGTGGCGCACTTCGTTCTGGTCGACCTTGCCGTCGGCAAGCGCCAGATGCACTTGCGTGCCGACCTGGCCCAGGCTCTGCCAGATGTCGGTCACCGACTCGAGCACCGCCATGTCGCTCGCCGGCTGCTCGTCGATCTTCGTGCACACGAAGCCGTGCTGGCGCGCCAGCGCGTGCAGCACGTCGTGGCAGCCGGTCAGTTCCATCACCCGCGACGCGTCATCCATCGTCAGCACGTTCGTGGTGCTGTTCGGGTTGGCCTTGTTGCGCAGCAGGCCTGCGGTGTAGCCCAGGCGCACGGCGAGCGCCTCGCAGCCGCCTGGGGCTTCGTGCACGGTACGGTGAAAGGCGTCCTTGTAGTTCATGTGCGATTCCTGGGATCAAATGAGGCGTGGAAACATTTATGGCGCGACAATGCAACTATGGGAACTTCAACTAATCGGCCTTGTCTGCCTTCCGGCGCTTCGGCTTTTCAGCCGACGGGAAGACATCGGGGAACTTCAGCTCCAGGTACATGCGGCGCGCTTCAGGGATGCCGTCATCGCGCCACTGCGATACGGCGGCCATTGAGACTTTGCACAGCGCCGCGACCTTCGCGGTTCCGCCCATGGCGTCGATCAGTTGTGAGTCGTTCATCTCTCGCTTTCTTAAGGTTACTTGAGACGTATCTTAAGTCAACTTAAGAAAGGACGCAAGCCAACTTAAGAAAATATTTGTTAAGCTAGCTTTATGAAACTATTGTCAGACCGCCTCAAATGGGCTATGTCGGAAGAGTCGAAGCGCCAGGGGCGTGAGATCCGGCCGGCAGACATCGCTCGCGCAGCCAACAGCTCAGCGACGTCGGCGAACTATTGGCTGACCGATACGAATGGCATTGGCGCGGCGAAGGCGCGACTTCTCGGTGAGTACCTGCATGTCGACCCTCTATGGCTTGAGACCGGCGACGGGGAAGCTGCGCCAGCGCCAGATCCAGCTCCGTCACCAAGTACTGCAGCCACCGCTCAGCAAGCCGACGACCCGTTTCTTGTCCCGGCCGCATATATTCGGATCGGCGATGAGCCCGAAACCGTGCCGGTGCGCATGGTGAAACTGCGCCTGCAGGCCGGCGTGACCCGTTTCGAGACCGAGCCCGACCTGGAGGACGGCGGCGTGCTACACGTCCCTGCTGAGGTTATCGAGCAGGACAGGCTGATTCCACACGAACTACTGGCTATTCGAGTGCGCGGCCGTAGCATGGAGCCATTGATGTTCGAGGATGACGTGATTGTCGTCGATACCAGGCAGAAATCGCCAGTGAGCCGCGAGCTGTACGCCCTCAACTTTGACGGTGACTGCTGCGTCAAGCAGCTTATCAAGCGCAATGGCGACTGGTATTTGCATTCGCTCAACGATGAGTTCGGTGATGTGAACGCGAAGAGCGGGCAGATCAGCATTATTGGCCAGGTGGTCTATCAACCAGGCCGGCGCCTACGTGGGCGCCTATGAAGATTGAGTGCTCGATCGTCGAGTTCAGGGGCGCGCGAATTGTCGTCGCACTGCCGCATTCGAGTTATGTGCGCCCAGGCGCTGGCGATGGCCTCATGCTGCGCCTACAGCCGCACTACCCAGGGCTGCCGATCGTACTCGTGAGCACTCAGCCAGGCACGGTTCCTTCATATTCGACTTTCGACGCGGGACCGCTGCTGGCGTCGCTCGATATTGCCGCACTCGACCTGGAAGTGATCGACCTTGACCAGCCGGCCTTCGATGATTCGGAACTGCCCTTCTAACTCGCCAGTAAAAGATGAGACTCGCTAAATTCGTTTTTGTCGCGCTCACTGCGAGCGCCGCGGCTACTGCAGCACCGGTGACTACTGCCCTGGGCGTTCCGGTCGGCGGCAAGCTGAGCTCGCAGCCGAAGACGTGCCCGAGCACCGCAGCGGGAAGCGTAGATATTAGGGCAATCTGCTGGGTAGGTGCGCCCCAAAAATACGGCAGATGGAAGTCAGGGATGGTCCTGATCCCCGGCGCGGATCAGCGGCCAAAGTGGGCGGCCTATGCGAACTTTGACCTTCGCATGGCGAGCGACGGCACGATCGAGAATCTCAAGGCGCAAACGCACTCTGCAGCCGACGCTCCAGCGATCCTCCAATCTATTTCATCGCGCTTCGGCTCCCCGAGCCGCTCCGCCTCGCGGCCAGAAAGCGCTTCCTGGGTAAGGCCCGAGGTCTTCGTCGAGATGCGATGCTCAAATGAATCGTGCGTGGTCGAGTTCATGTCAGCCGCAAGCTATGCGGAGTGGCAGCGGGATCTAGCTGACCGCAAGAAGATCGACGCAGCGCGTCCAATCTCTCCCTAACAGAACGCAGGCTGACGCAGTTTGGCGACCCGTGTTGCGGGGCTCCTGTCAACCAAAATAAATCGGACGGCTTCAGCTAAATGGCAATCAAGCATCATCCCCAGCAAGGCACAATCGTCATCTGCGATTTCAGCTTCCTCGAAGACCCTGAGATGACAAAGCGCCGGCCCGCAATCGTCGTCTCTCCTCGATTTCGCACACGCGGCAATTTGTGCACTGTGGTCCCCTTGAGCACTACACCGCCGCGGCCAGTATGTCCGTTTCATTATCGCCTTGAAACTGATCCTACGCTCCCGAGCCCATACGACTCTCCATATCACTGGGTTAAGGGCGACATGGTCTACACGCTGTCCTTTCGGCGCCTCTCGCTGATGCATCGTGGAAAGGATGCTAATGGCGTACGCATCTACGACGATAGGGTCGTTTCTGCAGCTGATTTAGAGTGCATTTTGCGCGCTATGGCGCACGGCATAGGGCTGGGCCATTTGACCAAAAACGGTTAATAAGCTACACTAATATTGTTCCCGCTCTGCTTAGGCATCGGGCTGAAGTCCTCGAGAGAGGCCGTTGCACATTGGAGATTGCAATCCGGTGTAGCGTCTACTGGGCCCCATTCGTTGGGGCCCTTGCTTTTCTCGGCTCGTTATCGACGACGAGCTGCGCAACGATCAAGCCTTCCCATCGCCAGCCCCGATACCGGGGCCTTTTTTTGGCGTGAATGTTAAGTTAACTTAAAATATTTCGTTAAGCTCACTTGCCTTCTTTCTTAAGTTGACTTAAGATAGTTTCCATCGCAACCGAGCCCAGCAGGGCGCACCGATTGGAGTTGAAGATGAGCGAAGCGAATTTAAACATGAGCCCGGAGGCGCTGCTGGCGGGCATTGAGGCGATTGCGCGCGCCATCGGCCGCAACTGCCAGATGGAAGTGTATGTGGCCATGGCGCGCGCCGAAGCGCGCTCCATGCCACCGGCAATCGATGAGTCGGTGCTGCGGGACCAGTTTGCCACGGCTGCGCTCCCTGCGATCATCAGCGCCGCTTTCGCTGGCTCGATCGGCGCCAAGGGCGACGCTCCAGTCACTGAAGAAATCATGACCTCCCAGGCTTACGAATTCGCCGATGCGATGCTGGCAGCTCGAGGTGCAGCATGACCCAGCAATACGACACCGAGTACCTGACCCAGGCGATCAAGGAAGAGATCGAGCTGGCGAAGCTCGACAAGAACCTGCGCGGCGTCAAGCCAGCAACGGTGTGGTTCGACGTGCCAGTGCGCATGGCCCGGCCGCGCGGGGCAATGACTGGCCAGTATGGCGGTCTGCAATCGGCTGACCTGCCGCGCTACCGCCGCAACCCACGCGATGCCGGCGAGCTTTGCATCCGCCGCGGCTTGAGCGTGAAGCACGACCACGACGACTGCAGCGTGTCGGCGTATGGCGGCAACAGCCGGCGCGCAGTGACCGAGTTCTACGGCGCGCACCCTGACGTCGGCGCCGCCACCATGGCCGCGATCACCCGCGCCGCGATCCAGATGCTGATCGAGCAGCGCGACGAAGTTGCCGCGCTCAACCCTACCCGCTCGAAGTCGAGCCGCCAGCCCCGCGCCCGGGCAAAAACGAAAGAGTGAGGTTCGCCATGTATTACCGCATCACCATCGTCACCGCCCCGGGCGCCACGCCCAGCACCTACACCGCCATCGGCGATCGCGACGCGCTGATCGATGCTGCCTACGAAGCCGGCGCCCTGGGTGTCACCCTGATCCTCGATCGCTGACCCGGCGCCGCGCGCCCACCACCACAAGGACAACCGATGTTTTTCAAGAACCTGCAGCTGTATCGCCTCCCTGCGCCGTGGTCGATGACCGCAGAGCGCCTTGCCGATTATCTCGCTCACCAGGCCTTCGCGCCGGCGTCGAGCAACGAATTGCTGCGCCAGGGCTGGTCGGCCCCGCGCGGCGCCGGCGAGCCGCTGGTCCACGCGGTGAATGGCCAGTTCCTGCTGAAGCTGACCACCGAGAAGAAGATCCTGCCAGCGAAGGTGATCGCCCAGGTGGCGGCGGCGCGCGCCGACGAGCTGGAGGAACAGCAAGGCTTCCGGCCCGGCAAGAAGGCGATGAAGGATCTCAAGGAGCGCGTAGCCGATGAGCTGCTGCCGCGCGCGCTATCGGTGTCGAACTCCACCTGGGTGTGGATCGACCCACGCAACGGGTGGCTGGTGGTGGACGCCGCCAGCCCGGGCAAGGCTGACGACGTCGTCAAGCTCCTGCTGAAGGCGGTCGACAAGATGCCGCTGGAATCGCTCCGCGTGCAGCGCTCGCCAGTGGCGGTGATGACGGGCTGGCTGGAGGCCGACCAGGCACCCTACGGTTTCACCATCGACCAGGATGCCACCCTGCGCGCCAGCGGCGAGAGCCGGGCCCAGGTCGGCTACAAGTTCCATACGCTCGAGCCGGACGACGTGCGACGCCACATTGCCGCCGGCAAGCAGTGCACCCGCCTGGCCATGACCTGGAACGACCGCATCAGCTTCGTGCTCACCGAGAAGTTGGTGGTCAAGGGCATCAAGCCGCTCGATGTGATCCGTGAGAGCGAGCACGTGGCCCTGAACGATGCAGAACGCTTCGACAACGGCTTCGTGCTGATGTCCGGCGAGCTGGCCAAGCTGCTGGCCGACTTGGTCGAGGCGCTGGGCGGCGAGGCTCGAGCATGACCCGGCGCCGCGTTCGGCGCGCGTTCGGCGCCGGCGGCGACGGCCTGACGGATCAGGACCGCCAGGCCATCCGCACCTATCGCGGCAACCGCGGCTCGCCCCGCTACTACAGCGACCTGAAAGCGATCGACAACAAGGCCCCATCCACCCAACCGGACGATACAAAAAAATGACCTCGACCAGCACGATGGAAAAACTGCCAGTAATTGCCGAAGACGAGCGAATCATCCCAGCGGCCGGCGATCGCATCCCGCCAAGCGAGCCGCTCGACTGGGGCCAGGACGGTACGCCACTCGCGTCGACCACTGTCGTGTACCTGTACCGCCCGCGCGCCGAGCAATTCAACCGCTGGGCCGACATCCGGACGCAAGAGCACCTGCTCGACGTCCAGGCGGAGCCGGATCGCTACGAGCTGCGCACGCTGTTCACCGTGCCGGTCGACGAGCTGTCCCGCTCGCCACTCGCCCTGGTCGCAGCTGCGGCAACGAAGCTGGACATCATCCGGGCCGGCACCGGCGCCGCTATCGCCAACATGCGCGCGGTCGCCCGCGAGATTGCGGAGCTGCCATGAGCGAGCACCAGCTGCGCGCCATCTGGCGCAACACGGTCGCCGTGCTGGCGTGGGTCGGTGCCTGCGCCACTGCCATCGTCACCGGGCTGCCGCAATGATCCGCCGCATTGCCCAGGCGCTGGTCTTCGTGCTGGCCTTCCTGATCATCGTGGCCGAGGTCCAGCGCGCAGAAGATGCTGCAGCGGCGCGCGAAAACACCCTCTTCTACGAGGCCCGGCCGTGACCTACGAAGAACTGCGCTTTACGCACCAGTGCCCTGAGCGCTTGGCCCAGCGCCTGTTTGGCGATCTGGAAGAGTCCCGGGCGGAAGTGGCGCACCTGCAATCCGCACTGGCGGCCGCGAATGCGATGCACACGATGGAGCAAGCCCTGCGCGCCAGGGCAGAAAACAGACTGGCCGGCCTGGCGCCGCGCCGCATAAACCGAGATCGAAAGGAAGGCTGATGAACAAGGAACAGAACACCCAGGCTGGCGCCGCCGCCCCTGTCGCGGCACAAGCCGGTCAGGTAGCGCCGGCCGAGGAGTTGACCCGTTTCTGCCCAGCGTGTGGCAGCGTGGGCGACATCGGCCCGGAATACCGAGACTGCTGCCCGGATGGTAACGAGTCGCGCCGCATCCCGGAATCGCTTGCCGAGAAATGCCGCGAACTGTTCAAGGCTGCATTGCATTCTGGCG